GGATGATGCTGATAGCGTTCTGAATCAGTTGCTTTTTGGTAATTATGAGAAAGCATTTACCGATTCTGAGCAGAGTATGTCAGATTATGAAAATAAAATCACTACTTTAATGACTCAGGCATATTCTCGTCAGAGAAAACTTAGCAATGATTTATATAAAATGGCTGGAAATAAAAATTATTCTGAACAAGAATATACTGAAAAAATGAATCAGCGTAATGGTGTTCAGGCTACATATGAAGCATTAAAAGCACAGATCAAAAATTCTGGTAAAAATATTGATTCAGATAGTTTAATTTCAGATATAAAAAATGCCTCCGATCTTGACAGAAATAATATTCTAGGAAATTTAAAAGAGTCATTATCTAGCCAAATAAATGATTTTGAAAATTCTCTCAAGCATATGCAGAATACTATGAATCTTCCGGATGGTATTGCTTCATTAAAAGAGAAATTAGAAAGCGCATTTACATTTGAAAATGGAGCCGATAATCTTGGCAATTTCAAAAATAGAATGCAGGATTTTTATCAAACTTTTGATTCTCTTAAGGGAAGTTCATTTATACAATTTGCAAATGAATTTGGAACCGCTTTTGATAGTTTAACTAAGGCAGAAAATTCTTCTGGTAAGGTTTCGGCATATACAGATAAATTAAATGGTTTTGTTGAATCATATAATGATATTGTAACCAGGTTTCATAATAAAGAAATTGATACTAGCCAAGCTCAAGATGAAATTTCTGAATTAGCATCTAAAATGCAAGATTTTCAAAAAGTTGCTAAAAATTATGATAAAACAAATAGCAAAGGAACTTATTTAGAAGGAACAAAAGGACTGGTACAAGATACAAAAGATGTTGAAACAATGCTTACAAAGTACGCTAATTCTATCGGATTAACATCTAAGATTTCTTCATCTATCAATGAAACTACCGGACAAGTAAAGATGCAATTTGCTGATATATCTGGTAATGTTGTTACTTTAACTGGTAATCTTGAAAAAGCAGGAAATGCAATGCGCATTATATCTAGTACTGCCTCCAAAGCATCAACCGGGATGTCTTCATTCGGAACTTCTATTAAAGGAATGGTATCAGGGAACTTTAAAGGTGCTATTGCAGATATTGCAAGTTATGTTTCTTATTTCCAGGTAACCATGAAAACAATTCAGCAGGCCAAACAAGGCTTCAATGATTTCTTAAATTTCCAAAAAGACTTAACAAATATTAGTTACACAATGAATTTATCACCGGATCAATTACAGAATCTTGGTACTTCTGCAATTGATATGGCAAAAGATTTATCAATGTCATTAGATAATACTATGGACATTGATAAAATCTATGCGAATATGAATACTACTGCTTCTGAAATTCAGCAGACAGCTAGACCAACTGCTATCTTAAGTAACTTAAGTAGTGTTGATGCCTCTACTGCTGCCGATCAGGTACAGGGTATTTTACAGCAGTTCCATATGTTAGAAGATGGATCTACTACTGCTGCTGATGC